ACTACCATAAATTCAAATCCTGTCATGTTAATCTCCTTTCAAGAGAGTTTTGAGTTCTGAGTAACCACCTATGTGATTACCCTCCCGATCCCAAATTTGTGGAACCGTCTTTATACCAGACTTTTTGAATAAGTCAAGTACCCATTTAGAATCATTCAGAGAATAGTACTGAACTTCAATACGATTGTCTCTCAATAACCCCATAGCGTTGGAGCAGTGAGGGCAGTCAACCCGCCCCACTAATATGTATACGCCACTCATGTCAGATCAACTATCTCACAAGTGTCACCACTACATGCCATAGTCTGACTACCTGCAGTATTGTCTTCACTTTCATACTGACTTAGATCTGACCAGTCGATGTTCTTAGGCATTGTGGATAGTAACTCATCATGCTCTTCCTTTGAACAGTCTTGGTAAGGAGCTTGCTGATAAGTGTGATCTGAGTGTGGCAAGAAAGATACACCACTCATCTCATCAAAGTGTTTGTACACAAATGCACCCACTTCCATCCACTCAAAATCCCGTACTGAGATTGTCACGCTAGGCTTATGCTCACACCAGTGACGCTGATACGTTAGCCAAGTCTCTAGTTGCTCAATGGCAGTCATATCATTACGTGTAACAGCACCCTCTGGTGACTTGACGGGGAAGCTAAACACTGTAGTAGTGTCACCCTTCATCACACATGGTTCGTTAGGTACACCCTTGTCCTTCATAAACTGTGTCAGGGGGTCTTTATTATCACCACGGACAGTACGGATATAATAGGGACTATGGCGAGCATGAATCCCAGAGGCTGAATCCACCAACTGGGAGACTGTCCCTGACGGTTTGACGCAGCTAATTGCAGTGCTATGAGGTATACCAAGGCGGTCAGCCCATTCAGCATTAGTAGTAACAGCCACATTTCTAAGGTGTTCAAGAGTTTTCTCCAGTCCAGCATTTGCTGATGTCATAAGAGGGTTGTCCATTATTCCCGTAAGTGACACACCAAGCAACCGCTCTTCTTCTGTGTTGTTAGCCCACACCTTACGCAAGTATGGAAACTTGGTGTATGAGGACTGAATGGTTCCCAGAATCGTAGCCAAGCGAACCTTTCTTTCCAGATCGTCAATAGTATCTGTAGCACGTACAACACACTCCGTTAAGTTACAGAACTGATATGGGCGTAAAATAATTTCGCTGCAGGGGTTAGTACCAAAGTCGTAGTTAGGATCTCTCCGATCATACTTCTCTGCTTGCTTCTTAGAGGCTTCCCGATTGAAGATACCACGCTCACCAGACTTAGACTCAACCAGTGCTGTCCACTCACGCATAAACGTTTCCATGTCTGGCTTCTCAGTGTAACACACAGAGTTATTAGCTAAGGCTCTCCATGAGGCAGTCTCCCACCACTGACCAGACTTAGCGTGACGCATACGATCATCACTCAGGTTAGACAAGCTAATCATAGCACTACGACGAACACCACCAACTACAACAATCTGACCAATAAAGCACATAAGATCGTGACATTCTACGCTAGACAGCTTACGTCCTTGTGCATTCTTAAAGGTTGTGATAGCAAAGTTAAACAGTTCTACTAGAGGCGCTGGGCCACTAGCTCTACCACCAAACGTCTTAAGCCTAGCACCAGCAGGACGTACACGAGAAACATCCCACTTAGGGATCTCACCAGCCCATAGGAGAGCAAGAACTTGTCTGAACGCTTTAGCCCAACCTTCCTTACTGTCTTTGACAACGACAACAGTGTCACTATAGAACAACTCAGGGACTTCAGGAAGATTACTAACGTACTGCCGCTCGACACTGAAACCGACACCAGTGCCACACAAGAGGATGTACATAGCCTCATCGAAGCTTTTAGGATCATCTACGGGTAAGTAGCTACAGTTATACCCGGCAGTGTTATCTCTGTCAAGTGCTGGTCCTGCAGTCATCATAGCTCGCATAGAGGGCATAACCTCTAGGTTCATAATAGCCTCACCAATAGCTTTGACGTAACTGTCCTTGCCAGCCTTGGGGTGTACTACGTTATCCATGTACCGCTGTACTGTATCACCCCAAGTCTCACGCCCCTTACCGTCATAGTACTTGGCGTATCGTGATAGAGCAATGAAGCTCTGGTAGTCTGTTGGTAGATAGTTATTCATCGATTGTCTCCTGATCCCTTTAGTTTACCACGCTGCTCTCTGTCATTCAGCTTGGTCATATTCATTTCCATAGTTGTCTTTAAGTTGCCACCAAATATGTTTGATAGAGCTACGACATAGAATAGTACATCCCCCAACTCTTTCAATACATCCTCATCACTAAACTTACCCTTGTCACGAAACAGCTTCTTTATCTTCTCTGCTACCTCACCAGATTCACCTACAAGTCCCAGTGTATTCTCTACTAGGCGCTCTCTGCCCTTGGTGAAGACCTTATCCTCTACAAACTGACTGTAGAAGCGTAGTGGGTCATCCCCGTAGTCAGGACTGTTCTGGAACATATCAAAGTACCCAAATGCCTCTAGATCTGTTTCGTTAATCATTGCCGTTCCTTTATGTTTAGGTTCTCTATTTTAATTGCTTCTGAATCGTAGAACAAGTCCTTGATATAATCAAACACATCTTCTTCATGTGCGTCATCTACTGAGGATAATATGTTGTTGTCCTCATCCAACTTAAGTAAAAATGTAACACTGAACTTTCTCATTTGTGTGTCTCCACCCAACGTTTACGCATTCTGTTTAGATACCAAATAGCTTTATCAATATCCTCTAGGCCATTCTTGTATTCACAGCGCCACATATACTTAAGAACGTTAGCTGCTTGTGGTGCTATTGCTCCAGACATATTCTCTGTCATAGCTTCTATGGCCTCGATACATTCTATACCAGCCTGATTGTAGTGTACTGGTTTGTTTACTGGATCTATCATGCGTTACCCTTTGTTTTAGTCCACTGAGTTAGAGTTAAGACATTACCTTCTCTAATAATCTCAGGCTTCTCTTCATCTTCCATATTCTCTTCCATTAACATGTTCCTGTGGTCTTCTACTTCATCTAGAATGTCTGGGTACTCTTCCACCCAATCTAAGAAGGCTGACATGAGTGTAACTATATGTATCATGTGTGCTTGTATTCCAGGGTCTAGATCAGGTGAAACATATATACCTGTAGCAACCTCACCATTCCACTCTCCGTCCTCTTCAAAGATAGGCTTGGTAATCAAAGCTACCTCATCCTCTTTTACTTCATAGCGGCCCATTAGGTTTTCCTCTTTTTAACAGTTATCCTAGCAGTCTTAGAACATTTACCACGTTCTGTCAACCACTCCTTTGGTATTAGTCTATGTGACCATTTGAAACCATACTTGTCACACCAATCAGAATACCTAGACTTGGCACCCTTGTAGAGCTTTGATCTTGCGTTACTAAAGACAAATCGTATATCTAACTTAGGATGTTGTCGCTGTACTTCAAGATGTTTTCTCCTATCTGCTGCACTAAAGATACCCTTGGTTTCTATAATAATACCATTGTCCAACTCAAAGTCTGGTGTATATGTGCGGTATTTTAGATCTTCCCATTCTATCTTTAGCTTCTCGTACCTTACTTCCTTCTGATGTTCCGATAAAAAAGCAGCGGCCTCAATTTCAAGACCACTGCGATATACTCTAGCGTTATGTTTCCTTTTATACATTTACACTGACATACTCTACCATAGGGGGGTTCTCTGACTTAGATACCTTTGAGGGTAACACTTTCATATCAGGGTAACACTTATGTTTAAAGCTACAGAAGCCACACTCCTTCGATAGGACCATGTTGCCACTAGGTTTCTTGTAGTAAGTTTCTGGCACTGGACTGAAACAACGTTCAAATGGCTCATCATTATCAATGTAGTCCACTAATTGTTGAATCTCTTCTAGTACCTTGTCCTTATCGACAGCAGAAGCATCTACATACTTGAACTCACCGTTAGCCTTATTGATAGCCCACCAGCCACCAACACCTTTACCAGCCGCTTCTGCGTAACCTACAAGCTGTGGGATGTAACCAAAGCTGTCACCCTTCTGTAGCTTCTCTAGTGACTCAAACTTGTTCTTGTAAGACCAAGGTGATGCTGACTTAACATCATCAATCTTACCGTCTAGTTCCATGTCATACTCACCAGAGATAGTACGTCCATCTTTTAGTTCAAGTGTTACCTTGGCATTGTCTTTGAAGTCTACACCAGCAGACGTAAGCAACCCCTTAAACACCGCCTCGAC